CTCGACGCTCTGAGCAGGCGCCGACGCCGGCGGATCGCGGCCGCATGAGCACCGCGGTGATGGGCGCGCAGGCGCCGCGGGTGATGCACGTCCCCGCCTACGTCTCCTCCGCCGGCGCCGAGGCCGTCGACCTCGCGAAGATGGCCGGTCTCGACCTCGATCCGTGGCAGGCGTTCGCCCTCGAGCACTCGCTCGGCGAGCGTCCGGACGGCAAGTGGGCCGCGTTCGAGGTCGGCATCAACGTCCCCCGCCAGAACGGTAAGGGCGGCATCCTCGAGTCCCGCGAGCTCGCGGGACTGTACGTCATCGGCGAGCGGCTGATCGTGCACACCGCCCACGAGTTCGCCACCTCCCTCGAGGCGTTCCGCCGGCTGCTGATGCTGATCGAGGACACCCCCGAGCTCGACAGGCGGGTGATGCGCGTCTCCCGGGCCCACGGCGAGGAGGGCATCGAGCTGCGCGGCCGTCAGCGGATCAACTTCCGCACGCGCACCGCCGGCGGTGGCCGTGGCTTCACCGGCGACACGCTCATCCTCGACGAGGCGATGATCCTGCGCGAGGCCTCGATCGGCGCGCTCCTGCCGACGCTCTCCGCCCGCCCGAACGTACAGGTCATCTACGCCGGATCCGCGGTCGACCAGACCGTCCACGAGCACGGCGTCGTCTGGGCCCGCGTCCGCGAGCGCGGTCTCCGTGGGACCGACCCGGCGCTCGCCTACTTCGAGTGGTCGGCGGACCCCGGCGAGGACGAGGCCGGCGTCCCGCTCAACCCCTCTCACGTGCCCGAGGAGATCGCCGGCAGCGAGGAGGCGTGGGCGCAGGCGAACCCCGGGCTCGGCCGCCGCATCACCATCGAGCACACCGCCCGCGAGCGGCGCTCGATGGATCCGCGCACGTTCGCCGTCGAGCGCCTCGGCATCGGCGACTGGCCCGAGACCGACCCCGAGGCCGCCTCGGTGATCGACCTCGAGGCGTGGCGGGCCCTAGGCGACCCCGGCTCGTCGATGGTCGACCCCGTGGTCCTCTCCTTCGACGTCTCGCCGGACCGTTCGGTGTCGTCCATCACCGCCGCCGGTAGGCGTGCGGATGGCCTCCTGCACGTCGAGGTCATCGAGCGCCGTGCCGGCACCGGGTGGGTCGCGGTCCGCCTCGAGGAGCTGGCCGACAGGCACAAGCCCTCCGCAGTGCTCTACGTCGCCAAGTCGCCCGCGGCCGCAGTCGCTGGAGACGTCGCCGAGCGCGGGGTCAAGACGACCGAGGTCACATCGGAGGAGTTCGTCACCGCCTGCGGGCTCTTCAGCGACATGGTCACCAACGCGCGCCTTCGCCACCTCGGATCGGGCGAGCTCACCACCGCGCTCCGCGGCGCCGTGACGCGGCCCCTCGTCGATGCGTGGGCCTGGTCGCGGGCCCGCTCGAAGGTGGACGTCACGCCACTCGTCGGGGCGACGATCGCCGCCTGGCGCGCGAACCAGGGCCTGAAGCCCGCCCCCTTCTTCGAGGCCTGGTGATGGGCGCTCCCGGGTTCATCGAGCGACTCATCGCCCTCGGCGAGGCGCCGCCGGCGCAGCGCTCGGCCGCATGGGATGGCTTCAACCCCGCCCGGGCGCGCGCCGCGAGCAGCACGGTCGTCTCACCTCGAACCGTCCGCGGCGTGCCGGCCTACGGGCAGGCCGTGCGCCTCGCCGCCGAGGCGGTCGCCGGGCTTCGGATGGGCGTCTGGAAGGGCGACCCGCCGGAGCGAAAGCGCGTCTCCGGCTCCTGGCAGGCCCGCCTCCTGCGCGGCGCGCTGAACGGCGAGCAGACCCGCTTCGAGTTCTGGGAGACGGTCGAGGAGTCGCTCGGCTACCGGGCCAACGCCTACATCTGGAAGCTGGCCGGCTCCAGTCGGGTCACCGAGCTCTGGGCCCTGCACCCCGATCAGGTATCGGTCCTCGTCGAGCCGCGCCGTGTCGTCTACCGGGTGATGCTCGGCAACGGGTACGTCGACCCGCTCGGCACCGGCGGTCAGATGGTCACGGTCGACCGCTCGACGATCCTCCACATCCGCGGCCACGGCGGCGGCGGCCTGGCCGTCGCTCCGTCGCCGGTCCAGGTCTACCGCCGCGCCCTGGCGGCCGCGCTCTCGAAGGAGGCGCACGAGGAGGCTCTGTACGGCCGCCGAGCCACCTTCCCGCTCGGCATCTCCTTCCCGGAGGGCATCAGCCCCGAGCAGGTGCGCGAGTTCAAGGAGATGTGGACCGAGAGCTACGGCAGCGTCGAGGACACCGGCAAGGTGCCGGTGATCGGCGGCGGCGGTCGCTTCGAGAAGATCGGCCTCACCCAGGCCGATGCGCAGTTCGTCGAGGCGATGAACCTGTCGGTCGAGGAGATCGCCCGCATCACGAACGTGCAGGCGTCCCTGCTGGGGGTGACGCACTCCAACCGGCCGCTCACGCCCGAGCACGAGGAGGACCGCTGGCACCGCTACGGCCTCGGCCCGCGCCTCGAGCGCATCGAGTCGGCCTTTGAGGGTGACCCCGACCTCTTCGGGCCCGGCGCCGGCACCTACCCCATGTTCGACCTCGGCGTTGGAGTACGGGGCGACCTGACCACCGAGGAGACCCTCGCCCACCAGCAGGTCCAGGACGGCCGCCTACTCGTGGACGAGTGGCGCGCGGGCAAGGGTCTGCCGCCGCTCCCCGGCGGCCTCGGCTCGGTTCCGCAGATCGTCCCCGTGGGCGGAGCGCCCAACCCCGTCTCGACCGTTCCAGGCGGCGTGCCCGACGACGACGCCGACGACGACCAGGAGGACTGAGAGGTGTCCACCCAGATGATGCCGGCCCCGCCGCCGGAGATCCGGCGTGCGCTCGAGCACCCACGCCACGCCGGCGAGCGCCGCGCGGTGGCGCGCCTCGAGGAGCCGGTGCTGCGCGACGCCTCGGCCACCGGCGATGGCACCTACACCTTCTCGGGCCGGGCGGTGGTCTACGACGAGTGGACGACTCTCTACGAGGGAGAGTCCTTCTTCGGCGGCCGGATGCGCGTCCGCGAGCGGATCCTCCCGGGCGCCCTGACGGCCACGCTCGCCGGCGGGCCCGAAGTCCATCTGAACCACGGCCACGACATGAAGACGGCGATGGCTCGCCTCACGGTCGTCGGCGAGCACGGCGAGGTGCGCCGGGGCGGCATGAAGCTCTGGGAGACCTCCCGCGGGCTCGACGTCTTCGCCCGCCTCAACCCCGACCTCAGCCACGTGCGCGACCTGAAGGCCCAGATGGACGACGGGATCGTCGATCAGATGAGCTTCGCCTTCCGGATCGGCGCCGAGGACTTCGAGACCTACACCGAGGGCGACGGCGCCGACCAGGTCACGGTCTACGACTGGACCGTCGCCGAGATCTCGGCCCTCTTCGACGTCTGCGCCTGCGCCCAGGGCGCCTACCCCACCACCTCTGCACAGCTGCGCGGCGCCATCGAGGCGCTCCGCCGTCACGCCGGAGATCCGGCGGGCGAACCCACTCGTCACGCACCCGCGGGCGAGCCCACCGTCACGTCATCCACGGGCGGTCCCTCCCCCGGTCTGCTCGCCAGAGCGCGAGCGGCCCGCGTCACCTACACCAGGAGATGACCCCAATGGATCTGAACAAGCTCCGCGAGCTCTACAACTCCGCCGTCGAGCGCGTCCAGGCCGCCGCCCGTGCGGTCGAGAGCCCCGCCGATGGCGCCGACACCGAGTCGCTGCAGCGCGAGCTCGACGAGTCGATCGAGGCCGCCGAGCGCGCCAAGGGCCAGCTGGACCAGGCCGAGCAGCGCGCGGCCGCGGTCGCCCGCTTCAAGCCGATCGCGACCGAGGCGGCGCCCGCACAGCGCGGCGGCGCCCAGGTCGTCAGCGAGGAGCACCTCTACCGCCCCGACGCCGACCGCTCCTTCTTCGGCGACCTCATGCGGATGCACACCGGTGACTCGCAGGCCGCCGAGCGGATCGGCCGCCACGCCGACCACATGCGCGACCTCACCACGGCCGCCGGCGCGGACGGGATCATCCCGCCGCAGTACCTCACCGAGCTGTACGTGGACCTGCCGCGCGAGAGCCGGCCGGTCGCGGACATCCTCGCGACCTTCCCGCTGCCCGAGACCGGGATGAGCCTCACCATCCCGCGCCTGGCGAGCGGCGTCACCGTCGCCTCGCAGGCCACCGAGAACTCGGCGGTCTCCGAGACCGACCTCGACACCGACCAGCTGACGGTGCCGGTGCGAACGATCGCCGGCATGCAGGACGCCTCGCGCCAGTCCGTCGACCGCTCGGACCCGGGCCTCGACCGCATCATCATGTTCGACCTGATGCGCGCCTACGACCAGGAGCTCGACCGCCAGGTCGTGACCGGGTCGGGGGCCTCGGGCCAGCACACGGGCCTCCTGACGGTCGGCTCGACGATCGGCGTCACCTACACCGACGCCACACCGACGGTGCCGGAGATCCTGCCGAAGGCCCACGACGCCCTGCAGCAGATGTGGACGAACATCTTCCGCTCGGCGACGCACGTGATCATGCACCCGCGCCGCGCGGCCTGGATGGCGGCGGCGACCTCGACCGAGTCGCCGATCTTCCCGCAGCCGCAGTTCACGGATGGCCAGCGCGGCGGCCAGGCGGGCGGCTTCATCTCCTCCTTCGCCGGCCTGCCGGTGATCGTGGACGCCAACATCCCGACCAACCTCGGCGCCGGCACCAACGAGGACCGCATCATCTTCGTCTCCGCGGGCGAGAACCCGCTCATGGAGGGGCCGATGAACATGGCGGTCGAGAACTCGCCGGGGGCGAACACCCTGACGGTCCGGTTCGTGGCCTACGCCTACTCGGCGTTCGCCAGCAACCGCCGCGTCAAGGCGATCGCCGTCATCTCCGGCACGGGCCTGATCGCACCGACGTTCTGATCCACCGCATCACCGGCATGACCACGGGGCGTCCTTCGGGGCGCCCCGTGTCGTTCTGCACCACGACCACGGAGACCCTCTGATGTCCGACCAGCAGACCGCCGCATACGCCGCCGCGCTCGAGAAGGAGCTGGCCGGCTACGAGCGCTTCGGGCGTGACGAGCGGGCCGAGCAGGTCCGCGCCGAGCTCGACCGGGTGACGGGCAGGACGCGCGAGCCCGCCGCAAAGCAGACGCGCCCGCGCGGCGCCGGCGCCCAGAAGCGCGCCTGACCCCCGAGGAGGCAAGCAGTCCATGGCCGAGATCCTGACCATCCGCAAGCTCGCGGACCGAAGCGAGGGCGAGCGCGTCGCCGTGCATGACCCGCTCACCGGCGCGAAGCACCTTCTGGAGCCCGCCGCCGCCGACGAGCTCTTCGCCTCGGCCGCGTCCCTCGAGGACTTCTCCTCCCGCGTCGGCACGCTGCACACGCCCTGGCCGTCGGCCGGCGTCGCGATCGAGGGCGAGCCGCCGGCCGAGACGACCGCCTCGACCGGCTGGGTCGACGCAGGCGTCGCCGAGGGCTGGCTCGAGCGCGAGGGCGAGCGCGTCGTGCACCGCCCGGGCGGGCGCCCCGACAAGCCCTGGGGCACCACGCACACCTTCGTGCACGCCGACGCCATCGTC